ACTTGGCACTGCGGGTGTTGGGCCAGGGATAAGAGGAGGTATAAAAGGAGGATTTGGGTCTCCAGGTGGTGTTGGTACTAGTACTACAGGAGTGGTGTTAGGCTGCTGGCCCCCTCCGCCCGAACCCTGTGTTCCTGGCCTAAGACCTCTGCCACAGGGGAATATGTTTGGATTGTTGCTGAGGGGCATAAGTTACTTTAAGTACAAATAATGGTAGGATCGGTGGATCTCATTAAAGCGCCATTACTTCCAAATGATCTATTTGTTAAATTAGATGAAAGGCCAATGACTTCAAACTGCACTGAAGGGTATACTATAGGAGCAACGGTAGTAAAGTAATCAGGACGTGTGAATTTAGCGTCAGTCTCAGGTATAATGCCGCCGGGGTTCACGGCCCGCGAAGAAAGACGATTTCCGAATCCATTAAAGATTAAGTCAAAAAGATCTTGCCTTTCGGTCGAATTAATGTTAACGGAGAATCCTGCGGGCGTGACGCCTCCTGTACTAAATTCTGGATTTGACATTAGCCTAAAGTTTGGCATGGCAAATCCCGCAAATCTCTCAGAATCGTTTCTGTGAACCCAAGGGTATTGTCTTTGAGGTTCGGGGAAGGTGCCGAGTCCACCTCGGGTCAGGGGAGTTATATCTTTACCTGCCCAAGCTACACAAATTGTAAAGTAATCTTTAAATTTTTGAACCCAAACACAAGAACCATTTCTCATTCCCGCTGCGGTTGCTGGAGTTTCGACTGGAAAGGTTCGAGCACCTTCGCTTAGAGGAAGGCAATGTAGAAGATTTACCTTTACTTGGTAATCTGTCACCCAAGGAGTTTCTGTGAAATCCAACTGAATACGCTTTCTAACAAAGTTTATCTGAACATTTCTCTTTGCAATTTCTCTTTTTTCTTGACTTAATGGATCCGTTAAACGGATTCCGGCGGGCAGACCTAAATCATCCGCAACCTCGGTTGTGGCAAAGTTATACATATTGAAAGCCGTGAAACCCAACTCATTCCTAATTTCTTCTAAAGTTAAGTTTGATCCGACAGTTTCTGGATCGCCGCCGACGAACTCGGTTACCCCAGGAAGTCCTTTCCAAGGAGGCATCCATTTCTGAAGTCCTTGCGGCCCAGCTTCCTCAATGGCTCTTGGGTATCCTATATTGATATGATCATTTATTGCATGGTCAGTAAAGGGGCCATTATTTTTCCAATCGGCGAAGTCCCAATTAGGGAAGAAAGGGATACTCCCAGGAACATACCCAAACTCCTGTTCAACCTTATCAATAAGGTCATTAATTGGAGTTAGCTCGATACCGTTTCCAATATTTGATTTAGCATGTCTTAAAAGAGCACCCTCAGGACCCCAGTAGCCCCCTAGAACACTTCCGGCGGCGATCACTCTAGCTCTTTCACCATTTGGTGGAGGGTTGTTCGGTGGTGGTGGTGGTGAGGAGTTGTTGCCCTGAATCTCTGATATCCTACTACTAAGCTCCTCGACAGTTTTACCTAAAGTTTTCTCAAAGTAAGCTTCGGTTACGACCGGATTAGCTATAGAGACTTGTGGTGTTGCCGCAGCAATACCTGCTCGCTCATTGTAAGCTAGCTCAGTGGTTCTAAAGAAAGGTCTTATATCAATAATATCATCATTATTGATTATATCAGCAATGGGACCACCCTCATTCTGAACTCTAATGTAAGCAATTGGCAGAATAGACTGCCCTATTAGCTGGAAGGCTGTTGACTCTAGCTGCTCTGATAAAAGAGGAGCTAAGTTCATTAAATCATCAGGCGAAGGGAATGATCCTTTTATTAAACCGACATTAACCGAAGAGATCCCTGTATTGTTACCGCTAAAATCACCTGGGTGCGCCAACATGAGAGGAGTGCCATCTAAGCTTTGAAGGTTAACTCTATCATCAGGAGTTTCACCTGTAATGGAAGTCTTTCTAGACACGCCTATCCCCGCCCCCTTCAAGATACCCAACGATGGCTGAAGTAACGTGGTCGGGTTGCCGTTGGCATCAAATTTCGATATTGTTGTTTGGGACTCATCAATAGCCTTAGAGTAAATAAATAACAGATCAATACGGTTATTAGCGTCTAACGCTAATCTAGTTCCGTCCGGCTGGATACAAAAGAAATCATCCGCATCAAATTCGGGGACAGTTATATCCAACTCCTCAGCAACATCTACAATAGCGGTTCTAATTGTTCCTCGCCATCTTTTAATGAACTCGGATTCCATCCTACCCATAGACCCAGCATTAGTAGGTTCGCTATCAAAAACATTATTAATTAGTCTAAGTCGTCTTTGTAATTCCGGTGTGCTGTTCTTGTATAAAGCACCGATAAAATTTGGAAACAAAGGTCTTTGATCAGACTCTGGGCTAAAGTCTGAATCAAACTGAGCATAGCCTGGGGTTGTGGTGCCGCTCACAGAAGAGCCAGCTAGAGACCGATCAGCTATGATAAAACCATCATCATCCCATACAGGGTGAACAAAAGTTCTTTCCGCTAGGCCATTCATGTTCAGGGCGTCCCCCAGCCTCCCCTGACTAAATTCAAATAAAGCACTGCTGACATCTTGACCTATATTTGTTTGAAAATCAAAACTGTTAAGATCTAAGGGACCTGAAGCGTCTAGTACACCAAAGCCAGTTGCTTGCGTAACTGTTTGAATTGTTGTTAGACTATATCCGTTATTTATTCTAGCTGTAAATCTTCCAGGCTTAACCCTAACCTTGCGATCAGTGCCTAATGCAAAAGGTTTTAATTCAGAAAAGCCACTTCGACCTATCTCTATAGCATCCGCGTTAGGCTGGTTCTGTATTAAGCCATCAACTTGATCTTTTAAGAATTTTTGAGACTCCTCAAGCTGCTTGACAGGGATGTTATCAACTTCAAAGTAATAAGGATCATTAGCTTTAAAGTGCCTTACGGGGCTAATGAATGTGTGAGTTGTGTCGTAATAGTTAATTTCGTTAGGCATTAGTTGTCCTTTTCAAGATTAAAGTTATTTACAGAGGCTAGCCCATCACCGTAGGTGTAAGAATTAAACGAGTCTCCTCCAAAAGAGTTATTATCATAATAGCCTTCTACAACTTTTGCTAACCCAGATTTGCCTACCATGTTATGTTTAGCATTTGCAAAAGTATTCAAAGCAGAATCATCAAGAACGGCTTTGATAGTATCCGAACCAGCCATCATCGCAGAAGCATAATAGAATCCAGAAGGAACAATATCTAAATTTGAACGTCTTAGAATAGAAGCATACTGCGAAGAAGAGTCTAAGCTACCAGTAGAAGAAACGATTAGATCACCGGAAAAATTATATCCTTGGGAAAATACTTGTCTTGCCATCCCTTGTAACTGATTACTACCGTTTGCTACCATAAAATTTGTTACGGGATCGACTGAGAAGTATAGTCTAAAAGCTCCAAAGTTCTCGGCACTGACGCTCTTACCAAAAGGATTTTCAGAACTATGACCGTAGTAATCTAATACTGATAACGAAGAGGTGTCAGGAGTGTCCGTGGGCGCACCGGAGGCAGACCCCCAAACCCCTGAGGGTCCATTGTATCCTGAATCTCTTGGATGGCTTCCAGAAACAGAAAGCTGAGAAGCTTTTAGCATTGAGTTGTCAGCTATGTTCCATATAAACAATCTGGTACAGTTATTGCCTGCTAGGGGTGCCGTGCCATCAATATCATACACTATTCCTGAGGCATTGTGCCATGTCGCGGGGAAGTGAACATTATTGGTCTCTACAAAACTGTTGCCGACTGCCCTTACACACATCCCTCCAGTAGTGATATCATCAATACTATTTGCATAGTTGTGTAGTAGGTAATGCTTACAAGGAGAAACAGCATCATTTTCAAAAACAAATCTGTCATTATTCTGAACCACTGTAGGGTTGTCAACAACATCTGCATTGTTTACATTTGCGTTAGGATAAAACTGTACAAACCCTGCGCTGGCGTATGTTAAAAGCTCTGAATCACTAAACCCAGTTAACCCGTCTTGTGATTGACCGTAGATGCCAGTATTGTAGAAAGCTTTATGATCACCTAGATTCTCCATCACAATTCTAGAGTTTCTATTCGCTACTAAACAAGACCTAGTAGAGTGAAGCTCAACCATGGTGTGATTAGCGGGGTTAGATAAATCAAAAGAAGAAACAAGAAGTGCTCCTTCGCCATCTTTATGTGGGGTAATCTCAATATTAGAGCTATCTTCAGCCAGAACATCCACACCAAACCTGCCAATCGTTGTCGGACCTTGAATTTTTATTGTGGAGTTATCCTTAGCGTATAAACCAGCAACATTAATGCTATCTTCCCTTTCTTTCGGCCCTAAGAAAACGTTCGCATATCCGTTAGCAGCGGTCGCATGCTGCCCCGACCCTCTAACAGTTAGTGTTGAGTTACTTTCAACCTTACTAATAAGACCATGGTGGGCTGTTAAAGTTTTACTAGTCCCAGGCACGCGAACCATGTGGGCATGGATTAAGTCTGCATCAGAGTTGTTCTTTAAATGAATACAAGGCTTAAGCTCTATACCCGATTCTTCTAAACCAAAACAACCACTGGTGTAAAACATGCCAAACATTTGAGGCATTGAGCTTGTGTAGTAAGGCTTTATAATGCTATTGTCGGCAACTAAATCCTGACCATTTAGAATACAACCTACCTGGGATTCTAAGGTTGAAGTTACAGACCCAGCTTGAGATTGTGAAGCTGCTGCATATAAATCTTTGTTGTATACAAGCTCGGAGTTTTCTAAGTCTATTGCTGTGTTTTGATTAAATCTTGAGTTTAGTTGGTCTGTGTAGACTTTAGAATTGCGAGACTCTACTCCCTTGTAATTTCCGTCAAAGTAAATTCTACCACTGTAATCCAGCTTACTATTACTAAGACGTAACCCTGCCTCAGTATTTAATTCGGCGAATATTTGAGAGCCGTCGTTTCTCTTTGAAGAACCGAAGTCAGGAGATTTGCCAGACTGCTCAGTGCGACCTCCAGTAATTAAAGAATTTACGGCATCAATCCCTATATCATTTCTAGAAAGGCAATACAAAGCCTCCACTGATGGCGCCGGTATATTTCCGGCACTGACAGAGTAGCTAGGATATACATTGGAATCTAAAGTAGCTGAGGCCTGCAATATATCGCGATCATAAGTGGACTTAAGATTTAGTGTAGAATTGTAGACTCGTATGCCAGCGCCATACCCACTTAGCGAATCATAAGATTCTCTCTTTTCTGAGAAAGGAACTCCCACCCTGTTAGATGATATATTGGAATAGTTTCTGTAGCCAATAAACCCTCTAAGAATATTGACCTCTGAATTGTCCACAAACAAGCCTGAATCATTGCACCTGGATACCGAACATCTCTCTAAATTCACATTAGAGTTTTTGATTTCAATACCCCTATCTACTAAGTTCTCGCCATCAACGTTAAAGTTTCTAATGAATACTGGGCCGTTGCAATTGTTTACTTTAATAAAGTCCAACTTGTTAAAGTAAGCAAAGGCAGCAGCGGCGGTATTATTAGCACCCTCGCCTGTAGCCACCTCAGTACCGTCACCCCACTTAATCTCTGTGTTATTTAATTCGTTTACGGTGCTAACATCAAAAACTGCGTCGGAAGATGCTTTATCAAAAGGAGTAAATTTAAAACTCTGAACTTCTGAAATCGAAGCGGCAGTAATGTCCCAAGGAGTTATGGCGCTGCTAAGAGAGGCCGTTAGTCTGTTTAACTGCTCTGGTATAACTTTCTTTGAAAAAATGTAAGGCTTAAACTCCGCAAATCTCTCATCTTTCCATGTATTACTTGAAGAAGCCACAAATGAACCGTTACTGAACAGCCTTGCTTGCTGCATATCGTAAGCCAACCCTGGCCCAGAAGCACCTGCAAGTTCTTGCTGAACATCTAACCTAATTGGGGATACCGCGCTTGCTAGCTTGTAATCAGTAGATCCGGCATCATACTCTTGGCCCGTGAGTGCTACACCTGATAAATTCATAGCAGGAGCGAAGGAGCTAAGCCTGTTAATTATCTCTAATGCTCCATTAGGACCAAAAGATTTGTTTGATAAGTTTAAACCGCCTAACTCTCCAAAGCTAGCCACCTCTACCAGTATAGGATAGTTGATGACCTCCGGTAAAGCGTCTATGCAAGCACTTAAGGTAGTAAAATGAAGTGGGCTGCAAGCGGATGCGGCGTCGGCAGAAACAATAAAGGACATGCCTGTTAAAGCAGATGTAGGGTGTCCAAACTTTTCCCAAAGAAGAGTAGTCCTCTCATCTAAATCAAACAAAGGTAAATTATCTTGCTCAAAATTGTAGAATGAACTAGAGTCATACTTAGTTACTTTATCAGTCCAGCAAACTAAAAGTTTGTTAGATCCGCCTGAGACATATAAATCGCTTGGGTTTAACATATTATCCGAATGTTATTGTCCACCTAAACACCAGTCCGAAATCTGATGTTTTTCTAATGTTGCTGAAGTGCCTGTAGGCTGCTAATATGGATGTTTCTACCGCACTGTTTTTTGGATTTTTTATAAAAATACCAATTTCATTAAGAGGAGCTTCGCTGTTCCCTGGCCTGGAGATGTTGTTGCAAGAATCCTCGTCCACAAAAATTGTAAATCTTACTGTTCTTTCGTCCACCTTAGTAACTTTACTAAAGGGTATTTTAGCAAAATACTCAGGGGTTGTACCGGCCACGTCGTTAGCCCATCTAAAGCCAGAAAAAACATCTAAGTTACTGTCCGAGTTACCGTTTGAATATTCTTCTTCGGTCAATTCTCCCGAGAGATTATTAGTAGAACTAACCTGTAACGAGTCTGACCCGCTAACGCCAAGTTTAAATCTATCTATTTGGTAATCAGTTATTGAGTCTGACCCTATCCTTCCGTATAAATGGGCGAGTGCCCACCCAAAGCCAGATACAATAACGTTATCCTCATCATATACCAAATCCTCCTGACCGTTAACGACCTTATGAACCGTTAAGTGCCCTTTTATACCTAAATCATCTGTTAGTGCTCTAATCATTTGAAGTCAAAAAGTAATGTTAATAATATCTTAGAAGAACTTGTGTTTAGAAAAAATCCTAGGCCTGCGAGGCCTGAAAAATCTCTATGAAAAAAGGGATTGTCTAAAATAGTAGCCTTAGCTACAAGCTTATACTGTCTGTTATTATTTAGAGCATCCCAACTATAAGGGGGCATTAACCCAGAAGCTAACATAGATTTTAAGTCAAGACAATGCACTCCCAGATGCTTAACACTCCCAAAAGATACTAAAGTAACAATGTCACACTGCTCTACTTGAGTGCTTATCTTCAGGAGGCCTAAGGAGGGTGAAGCAGCGCCAGATAGGATTAGAGAGCCTTTTGAATAATCTAAGGGAGAAACATTCTGTGCCACAGAAGATGGGCTAATTGTTAAAAACCCTTGCTTGTCTACTAAGCCTGAAGTATTGTACTTACTAGTTAAATCACCACCGTAAACAAAGTTTCCGTCTTTATCGTAAAATTTATAAGTATCTCCACTAGAGGCCGCGAAAGCACCCACTTTGTTCCAAACTGAGCTTAGTTGTGGATCTATAGCAGCATTGACGTAATGCCCAAGATTCTGTAATGAGCTTGTGAATAATCCTGATGTGTCTGGTTTAGTTAAGTTTACGGGTAGAGTGCTACCTCTCTCCAACCTAGTATCTGACGGGAAAGGATCATTAGGAACTGAGTTGTAAGTGGATGAGAAATGAGAGTAAGTTGCGGAAACAACGTAAGAAGATGCTCCATTTGGCTCGTCAGATCCATAATTAAATATAGATAGGACACCATCATCAAAACTGCTGGCCCCTGAACTTGAGTCTCCGTTAGTGTATTGTATGGTTGAAACTACATGAGAGTGGTTAGAAAACCCATCAGCGTCTTTACCGAAGGTAATGGCCTGGAATGTGTAATTTGAAGCATCAAGTATGGAACTTGCAGATGGAAGCTCAGACAATGCCGGATTTACCGTCATTACATCTGCCAAAATCTCACCAAAGCCTTGTAGGTACATTATACTTGTATGGTTATCTCTTCTTTAAGATTGCCAGTTGCGGCAAAAGTTACTCCCAGAAGCAACTCATCAGGTAGGCGATAATCCAATCTTGATCCGCCCTCAGAACCCATTATAGTCGATGTCTTAGACTTGTCTCTGCTAGCATTTGCAGCGACAGAATTTTTTCCTGCTATATTATTAAAGTGTTTAAATATGTCGAAAATATCCTGCTTTGAAAGAGATACCCTGTGCTCCGAGCATTCTTTAACAACATCCTTAAGAACACATAAAGGATCACTTAAGGTACCATCCGCAAATATTTTTGAAAGTTTATTAAGAGTGAGGTCTTGAACCTTTAATGTATCAAGAAGTAGGAATTCATCAGGTTGGGATCCAGGAAGCATGAAAACCTCCACTACGTAATTTTGATCCAAACGATGTAGTTGATTAAAGTTTTTCTGATAGTCGTATGGTAATATCAAATCCCTATTACGAGTATTAAACTCTATATCAAAATCTCTAAAGTCATCACTACCTAGCCCTATAATAGGTGAAGTTCTAGTTGAAGAAACTAAGTTTAAGCAGGTATTGCTGTTTGAATTTGTTGTGGTTTGAGGATCGTGCTCCTCTAGTTCAAAAGATTTTATGTGAGCGTAATTGTTTATCAACTCTGTTCTAGATATCAGTTGATTATGCTGCACCCAATTACTTTTTGAATCAAAGCTCCACATGCTGCCATTCTCTGGCTTAGTGTGAATCCAAACTCCCACGCTTCTACCCCCTAGAGTTAAACCACTATCCCTACTAATCAAGCTTCTCAAGCTTAATATAAAATCATGGTCTGGTGATAGAAAGTTATTAGGTACAGGCTGAGAGGTGCTTGCATACTTGGATATGTCAAAACGGACCCTGGGAGGTCCAGAAGGTGCATCCCCTGACCTCATCAGCACAACGGTATTATCAAATAAGAAATCATCCTCATAAGGAGCCTTACTAGATTTAGGAATTCTTATTACAGAAAAAGACTGACCCGTCACACCCGATGTAAGAATTAACTCAACCTCACTTATTAGGCCTGTGCTCACCCTCTCAAAGTTACCTATATACATGCTAGAATCAGCATTGGCTAAGAATGAATTTGATCCAGTAAAGGGCTCAGAAGTTGCCTCTAACTTAATAGTATTAGAGAAAGAACTAGCAGTAAAAGGCTTATCGTCTCCTAAAATTTCAAAGTCGTGGTTTCTAACCAAGGGTCCAAATGTGTGAGAAAAAACGTTTGCTCCGTCTTGAGATTGAATATCGGGCCTTAAACTATGCCATTTGAAGTTTTTCTGGTAGATCCTATAGAGTCTATGAAGGTCTCTGCCAAACGCAAAGTTATAGTAATTACTCACTGATTCAGGAAAAGTGTAACCACTAGCATTTGCATTAGTGCCGCTTGCGGCCAGAGATATTTGGTCTATATTAATTGAGGTGTTTTCCTCAATTTCATTTCTTGCTTTTAATTCTTTAATTGACTCAGCCACCCTATGCATAGCCGCATAAATACCTGGAAGCTGCCCTCTGTCTGTCGTGGTATCCTTATTATCTTTTAAGCTTCCCGACTTTCCTCGAATGTTTTGAGTGTTACTAACATCATACTCGAAAAAAGTATTGTTTGAATTGAGATTCTGACATTGATTCCATATAGGAGGTAAATTAATATGGCTGGTGACGGGAGTGTAGCTTAATGAGCTTGGAACTAACCCTAAAGGGATTCCACTTAATCCTGAGGAAGAGTCAAAAGACACCGGCATATTAAATCCAGTCCTATCGTAATAGCCATTAAAAGGCATTACCTTCTCGAATGATTTTCTCCTAGCTGTGATTCTAGGGATGTCCCCAATAGCTGATAAGTTTATAAATTTAGGAGAAACCAAAGATTGAAGGTCTTTTCTGTCAACAACAACTCCATCAGAGTTGATACCTCTCTTGTAGCTATTAAAGAAAATACCCGAAGCTAATCTATTACCCCCCGCGCCCTTGTCTAACTCCACACCATCTAAATAAATATGAGGTAAGCAGTTATCTTCAAATATAAATTTATCTGGGGAGGCAGATACCTCAAGCGATATCAAAGGTATGGAGTGGGCTGGGGCAAACTTTGAAATAGCTTTAGCAGCGAATGGTACGACATCACCACTGCTTATGGACTTTAAATCTTTCTTATTAAAATCAAACTCTGAAGAGTCTAAAACTAATTTAAAGTGAGAAGATTTACCTGACCAAAGTGGTGCATACGTTATGTCCTTGTTGTTTATGTCTTTTATAACACTATCAAGGTTTGGGGGTTGATTGTATCCAGAGGTGAATATCAACCAGGAGCCTAGCCTAGGCTCATCATCATTAGTAAGAGCTTTAGACTCTATAAAAGAGCTAACATCTAGCGCAAACTCTTGCCTAACTCCGAAACATACCAATTGGTCGGTTATAAACCTAAGCATGTCGAAACTTAGTTCTGTGTTGACATAGTAAGGATACTCCTCAAAGGGAGGTATCGGATAATCTCTGCCTCGGTATTCAAATGTTCCCGAAAACTTGGATAACCAAGTATTTATTGGGAAATTTTCGGGGAATTGAATGATTGTATCTAAAATTATTTTATCTACAGCCAACTTTATATTCTCGTCCATGCTAGCGTAAGAATATTTTTCAATACCCTTAGTAGCAGCTATCGTCTCTGTCCAAGTACTAAAATCTCTAAAGAAAGGAGATTCGGTAGCAAGAGAATAATAAATTAGAAAAGGAACGTAAGATTCCCACAATTCTGTAATCCTACCTTCAATCGGAAAATTATTTTTAGGGAATATGGTATTAATTGTAGACTGTATAGCCCTCTTGGTACCTACTGATTTGTAAATTGAAACAGCATTCCTAAGCTGCATTCTCCACCTTACAGGATCATTGCCAAACAAATCCCAACCAATTAATTGAGAGATAAAGGGTAGTAATTCATCAGGGCAATCATCTATGTCATACAGCGTTGAAATCTCCTCTGTGTCATTATTAATGTCAAAAGCTAAAAAGGATAAGGCCCTTATTAATCTTGCGAAAGGACCACTTTCAATCTTTTCTGAAGACTTTATACTGTTCTCCATAAATAGATTAAATTTATCTCTAACTCTAAAGTCAGAAGAGTCTGCAAATAAAGGAGAATAGATTATCTGGTTCCAAGTCTTAAGCTTGTCAAGTTGCTGTATGCCGCTGGTAGTCTCAGAACTGCCACTAACAAACATGCTAGGTATAAAAGAGCTAGATGCGTTCCGCCATAAATACTCCGTTAGCCCATTTATACCGTCTAACGTATCAATTTTGTTCCCCTCGTATAAGCTGCTTACAATCAAACCTTTAACATATGAGGATGGACTAAAGGTAGGACCAGAAGTATTAAGAAAATAAAACCAAGACAGCTTGGATATTAAGTGATCGTGTATCGCAGAGATAGATCCTAAGCTAGAGAATACAGACTCATTAGGATTATTTAAAGTTATTGAAGAAAGTAGCTTAGTATCTATGAAAGATGACAACTCTTCTTTTGATTGGAAATCAGAAAACTTTACATCAAAGAAAGAAAGAATATCGTTTTCAAAACTTTGTGTAGTTACTTTGGTTAGATTGTTCTGCTTAACAAAATAAGGTGCTATACCTGATAGGGAACTCAAGTCTGTGAAATTAGACCCTTCCATGGAACTTACGTTTAGTATGGATGAGATATTATTAGCAGCATCAATATGAGTATTTATAACTAAATCAACAATATCTTCAGACTTAGGAGTGCCAGACAGATCATCTTCAAACAGATAGTCTGGGATAATAAATTTTAATGCCTCATGATAGTTTCTTTGAAAGAAATTAGGATTTCTTAAGTATACCTTCCCAGACATTATATGTATTCTACCCTTATAGTTAAGTTATTCAATTGAATAATTTCATTGAAGCCCACCCTTATTTTGGAATCAACATTATCCACTTCTGCGAATCTAAGAATATCAACTTCAGAAAGTAAAACCCTTATAAGGTCTTGAGGAATAAAAGGCTCTCCAAACTCAACATTGTTAAAATTCATATAGTTTAGTATGGATGCTCTAGACCTTTGAATAATCTCAGACTCGCTTCTTCTAAACTTATCATCAATAGTTAGGGTAACTATAAGGTCTAAAGTCCTAATCAAACCATCAACTACAACAACCTCATCAGTAAGCATTTTAAGTGGCTCTATAGCCTCTAAAAGTTGCTTTTTGTATTCTTGAGTAGCTCTTCTCAACTGATTGTCAGAGGCTCTTTCCAGAGTAAATAAATCGACTATATTAGCAGACGAGAAAGCTCTTCTCACTACCGCAGTAGCTTTACCAGTAGACCCGTAGTTTGATGCAAATCTATTAGCAAAAGCTTTGAAATCATTTAAAGTTACAAGTCTGTCTTGTGTCCTAAAAACTAAAGGTGCATATCTTTTTGCTTCAGAAATAGACTCTGCATCCCTTCCCCCCGTGGCAATGCTGCTGTTCTCAACGGTTAAACTAACCGGCTCTTTAGAAGAGCCTAATTTAGAGGTTCCATTTAATTTAGCATTAATAACTCCCTCTGCCAAATTTCCTCTGACTCCGCCACCAACACGATAGGTAATAGTGTATTCATCTCCAATTGCAGGAGATAACCCTACAGTGTTGTCTCCAAAGAATATAGAGGCTTTAAAGTTTTCATTAGTAGTAACCTGGAAAACTTTGTCTGTAGGTCCTGATGCGAAATATATGTTATCTTCTTCTTTATAAATCCCCTGAGTTTCTGGCTTTCCTGTAACGAACACTTGAGCACTTTTCTCAACATAAGGAAACTGGCTAAGGTTCACACTCTGTATTTGAGAGGGAGATGAAAAAACTCCTGTTTCTACAACCAATGCACCCTCAAGTAACACAGCGTCAGTAACAGTAACATTCCCACCTACAGCAGAAACAGTAAACTCTAAATCCTCAGTGGGGTCGGTTAAATCTACAGTACCATTATTATTAACCTTGTATAAGGTGTAGGTCAATGAACCGCCATCATCTGGTGATCCAATAGTTACCACCCTATCGGAAGCCGAAACTACTAAAGTATTGGGATTGCTTAAGGTATTGACTGAGTATGATAGAGTGGCATTAGCAGCCGCTGATATCGGACCCCTCATTCTCACACCAATTAACTCTAACAATCTTTTAACACTATCTCGGCTCTTAGCAGTTCCTATGTAATTCTCATTTGCTAAATAATCTGATTTGTTGGATTGAATGTGGCCCACAGCAGCCATCATTTCAATTAAAAGCATGCCAAAGTCTGAACTTTCAAAGTTGTTGTAATCTAAAGGGAATGTGGCTTTAACATAGTCAATTAAGTTTTGACGTAAAGTTTCAAAGTCCGAAGCAGAAAAATCAATTAACTTTTCTTTATCACCAAGCTCAGAAGGTATGAGTTTTAGAAAGTCCGATTCAACTGTTCCTGAAAAAGCTACCATTAGATTTTAACTCCAATATTAAAGGCTGTGGCTATGGCGTCCTTTATAGAGCAAAACAGATTAACCTTCAACTGCCCTCCCCTAGACTCAAAAACTTGAATTTTACCTATAGACACGGTTCTAAGGTATCTACGCACGGAGATAGTAACTTCCTCTTTTATCAAAGAAAACAATGTCTCATCAAGAGGTTCCATTAAAAACTTTCTAAGATCGCATCCATAATCAGGGCGCATAAATCTCTCACCCCTTTGAGTCCTTAGAAGAGAAGACAGATTAGACTTTATAAGTTTTAGATTAGAAGATTTGCTAAAATAACCATTTTTAGGGTTTAAAGGTATGGGGTAATTAAGACCTTGAAACTTAGGGTCTTCTAAGGTGAAGGGTCTTTTAATCTGACGTGCGGTCAGCTTGCCGTGAACAGTAACATTATTTGAAATAGGCATTTTATTTTAAATCTCTAAAATATAGAGAAGTCCGAGTTTACAGTTGTCCCATAGTCTTGTAGTTTAGATATGCAAATATTTGCCTTATATATTAATTCTTCATAGAAAACATCATAAGCCTCCCAGTCAATTTGAGACATAGTAGGATTCGTTGGCTTACTGGATGTAGTATAAATACATGAAGAAGTGGCGTGACAAGAAAAGGCAGACGCGCTATTAGCATCTAAACCTGTGATATCCCTACCGTCAACCGCAGGCATAATTGTGGTTGACGGTGACCCAGGTGCTGCCAATCCGTTTGCGGCGGCGCTAAAGGCTAACCTGTCAGAAACAGATACAACCTCATTTATGCCTGACAAATCGTCAAATTCCGTTCCATACAGACTTTCTCTTAAAACATTTGGGGTTGAATGTTGGCCAGAAGCGGCAAAAAGAGTTCTTGTAAGCATAAAAATGACATTAGACATATACAATACTTGATTGTTTCTAGCGTCAAAATCTTCAGAGGTGCTACCGTAGCTTTTAAGGCTAGGTAATGACGACAGAGTGTAGAAAGCATCGTAAACATCCTTTATAGTAATGTCGCTTGCGTTTAAACTATACTTTGGTTGAACTCTATTAAGGCCCACAATGTTAATATCATTTAATACAGTAGAGTGTAAACTTCCTTGAACATCGTTATACCTATATGAGTTTAAGTTTAACGCCCCTGGATTTAAAACCTGTGCTAATGCCAGCCCAGATACACCGTAAAAAACATTCCTAGTTTTTAGCCAATCTTGCTCTGTCATAGTGTATTCTGAATTAAAAGAAATATGCTCAGGAAGAACTCCTACAGAATTAAATCCATCAATAACTCCCGTTACAACCCCTGAAGTATAACCTTTACTATCAAGACCGTCTGGGGATGCTGACTTTTGAACAATATTTGGATTAAGCTGTCTTCTAGTAAAGTCCCATTGATCTTTAGCTAAATCGTGAAAAGAAGAAACATCCATGCTTCTCCTGCATTCACCATCACTAAAGTATATTCCTTGTGTATAGTTAAAGGGGTTAAGAGTTCCGGTCCTTTCAACAAAAGCTTGATACATTAATCCACCGTAATCCTTACCTCTGTGTAAGTATTTTATAACTTCTCTTGGGTAATTCAAAGTAGGATAATTAGATGCCTCATTATACATAGAAGGAATTCCTATATCGAGGGCTCCAGACACTGCTTCTCTAACGTATTTTTTTAACCAATAAGCACTGTTTCCATAAGTATGAAGTGATGCGAAATCTAGTCCAGTTGCTGATAAAGCATACAGATTAGGAACACTACCTTCTGTTCCTTCAGTTGAGCTAAAAAGGTAGTATATACCAGGGTCATACCCTGCTCCGTTTCCGATAGTAGTTTTAATAAAAGAATAATTGGAATTAATGTAGTCTGATGTTGCGGAACTAATGAGTCTTAAATGCTCTCTTAAATCAGATTCATTTTGAACATCGAAGGACCACATAGACTGGTAAGAGGACACCGATCTTGCTAAAGAGTCAATATAGGGTTTTGCGCTGTTTGTGAAAAAGTTAGAAGCTTGGGCTGCTGAGGATGTCTCAAATAATAAAGGCACATTTCCCCAAACTGAGCCACCAGCGCCTGACTCAGGGCCAGCGGCATTATAGATTACAGCGGCAGATGGGTTTGATGTTACCTCAGACTCGGTAGGCTCACCCACTCCCCCCATTATATTTAGCTGATCCCAAAGAACAAATTGAACTCTTACCTTGTACTTGTCACATATTGTTAAAAAATTCTTAATATCCTCTAAATGACTATTCCCCTTAGCCTTAAAAACGTAATAATCTAAAAATACTCTTACAGCATTGATACCGTTACTTCTTAAAATGCTTATTGCATTTTCTGCATCTTCGCTGTTATAATACCACCATTGAGCAGTTTTATTAGTGCCCACAAAAGACTCTGAGTCTGGGTAACTTACAGGATCACTTACCGCTGCCCATAAGGAAGGCCTTATTTTTGGAAGATATCCATTACTCTTCCATACGGAATCTAAAGGTATGTTTAAATTCACACCTCTGCAATTAGTGAAATACCTCTGTGCGGACTCTGGGATATTAGGCTGTATAGGTTTAGACATTATACTATATTAATTGGTTCCCACATGGAGTTAGGAACTTCAATATTCTTAAAGAAGTTCTTGGTAGCTTTATAATTATTTAGAACCTCACTATCTTCAAGAGGCTTTGAATAAAATCTAGTGCAACCTAGATGACCCCTAAGACCACTAATTTTACCTCCAAACTCTCCGCCCATAAAGTTACCAGATGATAAACCATCAGTGTAACCTCCACCTAAAATCCAAGGGGTAAAGTAGTTATCAAGACTAGGCCCACCGGAATACTCGAAAGAGTTGTTCTGATAAATAGAAGGTGACTTATAAGCCTCTCCTAATTTTTGAGTTCCAAAAGTTCCTTGGTAACTAGATGTCATTAATTTTACACCATCAAGATAAACTCTAACTTCATCTCGCGGGGGGTCCATACATACGGATAATTGAGTAAAAGACCTGCCACAGCTAGAAAGCGAAACACCGTTGAAAGTTTCAAAAACTGGTATAGTCATGCCGTGTATGCCAGTTTTATTACAGTTTGTTTTATCTGCAATAAACCCGGCGCTTGAAGAGTCATAAGATTGAGTCGGAGCTAAGACTAAACAAAGATCACCAACCGGATTATCACTGCTATCATTACTAGGCTCTAAGCCGAGTGTAAACCTTCTATCTCTAGTAAATCCTAAGATGGCTCCCCGTACGATACCAGTACCGGCATCAGGGCTCATATTATTAATATCTTCTTGAGGCTGTTTAGAATCGGATATACCCACGTTCTCATTAGCTAAAATGAGTCTGTATAATCCCAAGGTATTATTATCATGAAGATTATAACCCTGTGTTGTACCATCTAAATCAGGCATGTGAATCCAAGTCTCAAAAGTCGCGCCACCTGAATTATAAAGTAAATCTTGAAACTGAGGTCTGTCTGGCAGTCTGAGGTAGCTGCCAGTCACATCTATCTCTGAGGATCCATCTTTCGGGAATGCAACCCCGCTTAAAAAGGGAATGCCTAAGCCTCTAGTGAACACTTCGGGCGACGACCCAACCAGTTGAGAATCCAAAAGTCTACCAAAGTCACTAGAATTCCTAACCGAGAAATTAGTCCCAGAAGCTACATCTTCTTTAACGGTTAGGTAATTATATAAAGCAATCAAGCCATCCGAAATTATCCTATCATTGATCTGAAGTGACGGTGCAGAGGGCTCTAAGGGATTGGATATTGTCTCTCCTCTCGCAATATTAGATAGTAAAATGTGGTCTATAACAACTTCTTCCGTTGTCTCTATCTTTTCCGTAAACTTAGTTTCAAGAGGTAATACAACTCCCGTAACATCATCTTGCTGTATTACAATTTTTCTTTGATTTTGAATATCAAGCAAGAAGTTAGAACCCGCTAAATATGAAAAGTCGTTTACCGGGATATTTCCAGGAGTAAACAAGGGACCTTTTCCTAAGAAAGTGGGAACCTTAACAGCCAGTTCTACTTGTTTCTTTCTCTTATTTAACTTATCATCGAATTGTGCTATCTCAGAAAATAAAACTTGCCTCATATTTTCTATAATTGCTTGCGAGGCTGAGTCTTCCACAAGCTCTTTGATTTCTGATGAAACGTCAAATACTCTTCTATCTTTCTGGCCTCTAATGCTTAGAAGCAAATCATCCTGATCATAATAAGCTGTTATTGAAGGAGAATTATCAATTATATCGGGATCTAAAACACTATTAAAGTAATACCTTAGATCTTTAGAAGTAGTCGGTAATCCTCTACCCCCTAAGCTGGGGTCGAACTCTAACTTCCAAGCCTCACCAAAGGGGAATCCCCCATCTTCAAATAGGACAGACTCAGACCTATCTTCAAGCTCAAGCAACGCAGGTTGAACGCCACTGGTTTGAGAGTCATAGTAAAGCCCATCAACTGATAACAAGAACTTACCAGTCTTAGATCTTGGAGGTCCTGCTTCAAGTCGGAATACAGATTCAGTGATCTCAGGTGGAGGCGGGGCAGGAGGATTAACAATAGAATCTAGGATGATATCATCAATAATTCCTATTTGAGTGTCCGCTAGGTCTACAAAAGTAGTCGAGGTACCTGCAAGATCCATGAGTGCTCCAAACTCACCATTAACTATATCCGCTAAGTCTGTCGGTTCTAGGTCACCTAGCTCTTCTCTGCGCTGGAACGAATTACCATCTAAGAAGTCTAGGAACTCTTTAAACTTTGACATACACTCAGCAGCAGCCTCAAATCTCCTAGCCAACTCTCCGCCTGCTGCTACCACACCTTGTGCAGCGCCTATAAACTCACCCAAGTCCTCAGTTATGTTGAGCACCTCTAAACCAAACCTGGATGATCTTGAGAAGAATCCAAAGTTTCCATCTCTGTCTGGGAAGAGAGATATGCCTAAAGCATCCCTTATCTCTGCATTAACGTTCTTAACTACGGTGTCTGCCCTCTGCCTTCCTCTAACAACGGCTTCTCGGTATTTCTGTAGGATTGGAACAGGAATAACGCTGAGAATGTCCGTGCCTAAAGTAAGCATGCAGCTAGGCACTCCAAACTGTGAGGCTAGGTCTGAGGCGGAGCCTCCTGTCTTTAAAAATGTTGAAAGGTCAAAGCCCATTAGATTGGAACTCCCACGGGATCAGTATAGTCGTTATCCGTTATGTTGATTGACTCAGGGGCGGTACCTGGACTTTGACTGACCGGCGCGGCAAGGTCATCCTTACTATTGCTTGTAGGCAAGAATTTAATTTCTGTGTCATTAACAGAGACAGAATTGCCATTTAATTTCACGCCCCCAGAAGAACCTATTTTAACCCCAGGATCGCCACCGAAAATATTAACTCCACCACTAGCGTTCATATTAATAGAACCTCGGCTAGCTAATTGTATATTACCGTCACCAGTAATTTTAACAGACCCCTCACTATTCACTTGTATAAATGCTCCCTTTGTAATTATATTTACATGGCTTTTATCACCAATAGCAGCTAAATCTATATTTTTAAACTTACTCTTAAGCCTGACATTGCCGTAGAATTTACCATTTGTACCATTTGGACCGTTTGGACCTGAGGAATCGTTAGCAATATTTATATCCATACCCTCATTAATCTTCATGACAATGCTTGAATCTTGACATACATATCTTTGAGATAGTTGAGTGTTAATATCCAAAGATCTAGCTGGCCTCTGTTCGTCTCCGTTGCTCCCTGTCAAAACTATTGAATCCCCTTGTGGATTTTTCATTTGAATTCCTAACGGGCTTACGGTAACCTCGTTACCCCCTTCCTCTTTAACGGTTACGCTGTTTTTTATCCTGTCATCCTGCATGTCTCTTTGAATTAGAACTCCAGCGCCCACAGAATTAGTGAATGCTTGGGTTACTGGTTTATTCTGCTTATTATAAACCTGAGCTTGCGAATCAGTTGATCTAAGGGGTTTGAAGTTAGGGTTCTCAATATTGTTTCCTGGAGTTTCCTTAGAAGCGACAATTGTTGATATATAATAAAATGGCTTTTCACCTTGTGTAAGTTCTTCGTTCCAAAAAACTAGAACCTGATCTCCAACTTCAGGGACTGCAACAATACCTCCTGCATTAATCTTAAAAAAAGGAGATGTATAAGTCACCGGCTGAGGTTGATCACCAAACTTGTCCCTAAAGTGAACCATTAGTGTGCCGACTTCACTATCGTCTGTATTTTCCCTTACTATACCTACTAAAGTTTTCATTGACTACCGCCTCTATCAAAATCAAGCTCCCCCTCCGACAGCCCAAGTAACTGACCCAGTGACAACCTCATAGTATCTCCTGGGGTTCCGAAATCAGGATTATATAGCATAAACTCTGAATACGCTTCGTCATTATTCAGGACGTGCTTATATCCGTAAATATTATAGTTATTTGAGAATATGAAAGGTTCGGGCACTTTCCCAGGTTCAGTATCTATGGTAGAACCTACTATTCTATTAGGAGCACCAATCAGTAGGCAGTCCCTCCCAAAGTAGTCTACTGTGTTGAAGAAAGGTAGAGTCCTAACGGATGCTGTAAATAAATACCTGTTAGCTCTTCTTAAGATATCAGCGTCAGTTTTAACGGTTTTTCCTGGGGGGTTCTTAATTTTTAAATCTTTAGAAAGCTCTTTGCCGTTAAGTCTAAACCTCAATAAATCTAAGAAATCTCGACCATCCGATCTCAATACGTTTTCTGCTCTAAGTTTTGTTATTATCTCCCTGTCATTAGACATTACTTCTAATATCGCAGGAATGTCGTTTGAAAGAGCAACTCCATCTTTATTTTTATCGTTTAAAAGTTTATCCTTAACATAATCGATTATGTCTAAGTTTAGAGAGTTGTCTAAAACCGTTTGATTACCCAGCAATGCCTGATCTAGAAGAGCATATGAAGACTCATTTGCAATACTAAGAAGCTCCAACTTGTAAGGACTTGTATCTAAAGACATACTAAGCACATTCGAGTTTTTCAAATTATGCATAAGTATAATAGATTCCTTGGTAACTCTCTTTTTAAAAGATTTATTGTAAATGCCAAAGTCTGGCTCTTCATTGTATGAGGAGGTCCTGAACTTTCTAGGATACAACACAAGCCTCATCTCCTCTTTGTAGGCTTCCCATCTACTTTTAAGATCGCTAGAATTATTAGGTTTTGAGAGACCAGACAAACCCCCCTGAATTGGCGGTTTAATCTCTGATTCGTACTTTAAAGCTGATCCTAAGCTAGGGAGATTGCTGTCCGAGTAAAGCATATTCCTAATAAGATCTCTATCACCTATAACTACCACAGAAGCAGTACCATCTGCAATTAGGCCATGCTTCCTTAAAAGAGATAATATCCTCACATCACTCTCTTCAAAAATAATCGGATCGAAGGCTTGATCCGTCTTAGACTTTAGTTTTCTAAAAAATTGGTATAAAGGCTTTAGCCCTTCTAGAATATTAGCATTAACTTCCCCAGGTTCGTGGTCGGTGTAAAACCCTATTCTAATCTTTTTAGTATCAATGGGAACAGGCTCAGCCTCTGTTGCAGCGTCTTGATTTGCAGGAGGGTTCTCTTCTGTTACTAGGTTGCTATCCTGAGCTAGCTGGTCGAAATAATCATTTAGAGTATCCTCAAACATAATTTTAATTTCGTTTTCTAATTTAGAGATATCTGACTCAATCTTCGGTATTGTCTCGTCGCGCAGACGATTTCGTTGGACTAATGATTGGAGCGCGTTTGAATCACTTCTTATGCCGGGAGCTAAGGGGGCAGGTTCTTCTAGCCTCGCAGTAGCTTCTACTAATTCTTTTTGAAGCTTTTTAAGTTGGTTATTGTTCTTCTTTAAAATCTCTTCAGAAACTCTAAGCTTTTCTCTAGTCATGGTTAGACTTTTATCTATAGCTTCTTGAGCAGCTTCGGTATCTGGAGGGTGAGAACAATTAAGTCCATACTCAGCTAATATATCAGTATATAGTTTTTGAAAAGTTATTGCAGGCGATGCTTTAATCAGGCCCGACCCGCGCACGCCAACGTTCAACAAAG